GGAGTTTATCCCCAGATAGAAGTAGGGGAGCTTTCGCCCCCCCACCGTTACTCATTAAGGTGCAGAGAAATAGAGATCAACGCTCAACGTACCGGAAGCTGGAAGAGCCGCGGTTGTGTTGGTCAAGATAACGGTTTCTTGTGCAGTTAATGGAGCATCATCCACAGCAGCAACTAAGCCAAACAAAGTAGGTGCAGCAGCTGTAAACACAGCAGCAGTACGATACTTTGCAGGAGTACCTGCGATACCAATTGCGATGGTTGACGAACCAAGCGTAGCAGATGCGTTAACGATGCCATAAGCAAACGCATAGCCAGCAGGGACTTGAGCTAGGACAACGGTATCATCAATAGCTTGGGAAGCGAGTGTAATCGTCGCACGAAAACGACGAATACGACCGCCTTGTACTGCCCCGTTGCTATTGGTGACTGGAGTCGTACCAAGACCAGCTACTTCAAGTGCATAAAACTGAGCCATGATAAATCTCCTTATTCAGCACAGACGATTTCAACGACTTTGCCTTCTTCGGTGCGAGTAGCACCAAACGTACCCTTGACGTAGACTTGTGTTGCATAGCCCTTGTCAGCACGTTCAGAAATCATAGTGTTGATGTCGTTAAACATACCGAGGTGCATACCTGACTTAGCAAACGCAGCGACACGACGCTGTGAGCTGCCATTGAGAGGTAAACGCTCTGTATGGATGAAGTTAAAACCCATGAAAGCTGTGATCTTGCCATCAACAAGCACCGGACGGGTGTTGTAGTCGAGCGAGATAGCCTGAGCTTCGTTCAGCAAATCATCATGCTGCGATGCAGTAATGACACAGAACAATGGATCATTGTCGATGTCTACTTCATTTTGCATAAGGATTTTCTTTGCTTCACGCAACTTTGCAAGGTTTAGACCAGTAGGGCCAGTAGAACCAGTACCAACAACAACGTCTTGGTCTACACCAAATACTGTGTTGTCTGAACCGTTTTCACCAGTTTTAGCAGTTGCAAAGAACGCTGTAATGATCTCATCATCCATTGCACGACCGAGTGCATAAGCACCGTTCTGTGAATAAGAAGATGTAGGATCAATCAACATACGCAGCTTATCCTGATCGTCGATCAAGTCAGCCCACTCATAATCGGTGGGGAAAACCCAACGAGCATTAGCAGGTGTCGAGATCAGCGGTGTATCACCGTGACGGATAGTACGCTTCTGAGCTGTGACAGGGCCAACTTGCTCAATAGCTTTCGCAGCTTTACCTGTGTAGCTACCGACTGTGACTGTGTTACGCAGTTTAGAGCCTTTCTGTTGCAGCAACAATTGCACGTTGGTCGTGTATTGTTGTACAAAGTGAGTAGTAATGTTGAAACTCATGACGAGCCTCCCACAAAAGTTAAAAAAGAAAAGTTTTGTCGAAAGACTTGTCCAAGAATCTGGGGTCAATTCTAATCATTTAACCACCGATCAAAGTGGTGCGGTCTTTCCCGCAGGTCTGCCAGGTCGCTTGGGGGAGCGATTGTCTAGCGATTCATTATCCCCGTCTCTAAGCACAAATTTCTCGTACTCAGAAGCCCGACTTACAACCTCTTTTGGTAATAAGTCAGACCTTACAGCTAATTTTAAACATTCTAATCGGATTTGTACAAGCATTTCGATCATGACGGGTAACCAGCTCGCATTAATCGCTCGAGCTCTGTCTTGGCATCCGCATCACCACTTAGGTACTTACTAGACCATGTAGGATCACCTTTAAGCTGTCCAATTCGCACTCGTGCAGCTTCGGGTGACATACCAAACTTACCGCCACCAGAGCCGTCTACGAACGAATCTTCGCCCATTCCCTTGCCTATCTTCGCAAAGAATTGAAGCATACCCTTCGTACCCAAAGCACCTTCCATCTTGGAAAGGATGGTTTCATCCGCACCAAATTGACGAGCTGCTCTGCGTCCTGCTTCGATATTTGCATCATAATCCTTACCCCATTCCTGTTGTAATTGTTGCATTTCCATCTCAGCAGCTTGCGCTGTTTGGGTCTGTTGCGACCCAGCCATTGTCTCAGCTTGTTGATTCCACCATGCAGCTAGACCTTCAGCTTGCTTTGCGTTCAATCCCAACTCGTGAAACTTACCCGCAGCAGCTTGTGCAAACTCAGGTGGCGATCCGTCTGGCATTGCAATCTTGTACTGATCTGGTGATGTTGGTCGACCCAACTTGTCGTAAACCTGACCCCATTCCTCTGGTGCAGCGTCATCTTTCGGAATAACAAGACCGCGGCCTGACTTGTCTGCACCTAGAAACTTCTCTAGGTTAGTGTAAGACTGTATAGCATCGAGTGGACTTGCCCACCCTTTGGTTTGAACCGTACCTCGCACATCCTCTGGAAATGAATCAAACCATTGTCCTTGTGGTGCAGGTGCTTGATTCCCTGCGGGTGCAGGGTTGCCAGTATCTACTGACCCTTGTACGTTATCCATTGTTTTTCCTAATTAATGGTTCATAAAATGCGAGGAGTTTTTTCATATCCTCAATCGTTGCTTCACGCTTCATTGAGTTAGCCAAATTGCTGACCACCACAACATTGCCCTTTATATAACCCTTTTTGGGGTCAATTCTATCAACTGATGGACTGTTATTTGATTGTCTACCAATGCCTTTTACTAAAACCAAACCAAATATTGGACATTTTTCTGGTAAAGGTATGTCATGTTCATCAATATTAAATTCAATATTTTGCTTTCTTGCTCTTGCTCGAATTTGACATATCGCTTGTCTTGACCAATTTTCTTCCCATCTTTCAAGGTTACGTTTAGCTTTTTTCTCCCTGTATTCTGGGTTTTGCCACCGTTTATAGTGTGTTCCTTTTACTTTGTCAGCCAATCCATTTTGATTTTCTGCATAACGGATTCTATAAAGTTCGTTGTTCCTTTCTTTTACTTCTGGTCTTAATTTATATTCACGACCTTTTTGTTTGCGAACCTCTGCATCAGCGTATGGCATAAATCACCTTTGTTTATTTTGGTGATTTTACAATAACATACTTCCACTCAACCCACAATTATTAATCTTCATTATCATTTAAATTAACAATTGTTTTATCTTCCAAATACAAATGAGCAATTATTCGCAAGAATACTTCCCGTCTACCTTCAGCCATCGCTGTGGCAATCGGATCGACTGACCTCGAAATTGGGGACACCACCGCTGTACTAGCGTTAGCACGACAAAACTTAGCAAGGTCAGCAAGGACTGTCTGACCGTCTCCGTTCAATCCATTGTCACCAAGGAATAAACGTCGATACGCATACCGACGCTTCCTGATCTTAGCTAAAAGTCTTTCCATCAAATTGGCAACGCAGCAGGTTGTTGACCAGCAAGTGCAGCAGTCTCAGCCATAGTCTTAGCAGAGTTTGCAACGACTGGTGCAGCTTTGAGTAACTGTTCAGCTTGAGCTTGTTCAGCTTGTTGCATCTTCATGTCCTGTAACTCCGCACGACTTCGCAGAATCTTAGCAGGTACACCATTGATCTCTGACAGCTCTCGTGCAATTTCTTCTGGTTTAAAGATCATCAACACGCTAGGATCATATTGCGCTAATGGGATGACAGACTCCAATGTACGCAAGATTGCAACACCTTCCTCAGCTCGTTGTGCTCGGTTCAATGGAGACACATACTCAATCTCAATTTCACCACCACGCTCGACCATCGCTTCAGGCATCCGAGGGAGAATCCCCGCACGAGCAAGAATATCCAGCTCACGCTCGATCATCGGGCCAAGCATCTCACTTTGCTGCCTACCCATCGTAGGTGCAAGCAAAGCACCCTTCTCTTGTGCTCGCAGCATTGCTTCTGTTGCTGTCATGTTAGGTGCATCAACGAGAATTTGGAATAGGGTAATCAAGAACGCATCGTTAATAACTTTACGACGCTGCTCCATCATCTCCATACCGATGTCCACGCGAGCACCAGTCTGCAATGGTTGCACGACTTGTCGACCTTGATCGTCTACACCACCGTAGTTCAATGCGCCAGGGCGAGTGTTAAACGCTTGCAATACTCCGTCCTCTTGCAACAGCAATGGTGGATCAACAATCTTGTGAGCTGCACGAATCACCGTCTTGCTCATCTCGTTAATCATCTTGATGTCAGGTAGCACCGTCATTGCAGGTGAGCGACCATAAATCTCTTTGGGTGCTGTCACATAGCGAGAAACAGCATACGGAAATGACTGATACCCGTTCTCGGACATCATCTGTCTGCCCTCTAGTGATAAATAATAGCTAGAGTAGGGCATTCCTCTGTAGTCTCTGCGACTGCGCTTAATATCTTCGTTTGGTTTGACGCAATGTATAAACTCAAACGTCTGCTCAGGACTGCGCTCCAAACAGTTTTTCATCTTCTCAGGTAGTGCGTCATACCCAAATCGCTGCATAGCTTGTCGTGCGGTCAACTCAAACTTGCGATTGACCTTATCCACAACACCCGCATAGTTCTCAGCAAAGTAAATCTCTGACAAATGGATAGATTTGTAACGAATACCATTACCCACAATGTCATCAATGAACAGCGCACCCGTACCGAACGCACCCAGACTCATGTAATTCTCGTGAGCTTGAGACGCAAAGTTAGCTTTGGGACTGTATCGGACTTGAAACAAAATGTTTGTAACCTCATCCAGATACGCTTGGACTTCGTTATCGTCTTGCAATGCAGGATCACGACTGCTTAACTTGTGCCACTTCATTGTGCGAGGGGTCAACATTGATTCCATTGCAGCAGCAAAACGCTCAAGTGCTAGTCCAGCAGTCGCATCGAATACCTTTTCGGTACGCTTCTCGCCTGGCACTTTGTTTGTTGCTTGAAACCAATCCTGTCTGGGTAGCACACGTTCAGCGATTTCACGCCAATGTTCTTCCCAAACACCACGCTCAGACACCATCTGCTCGTGCTCTCGGATAATCTCGTCTACTCGTGAGTCCATTTTATTCCCCAAGCAACTTCTTAGTACCTGTTACGGTTGAACCCGTTGACTCACCTGCGAGCACTTGAGCACCTCCAGACCTGCGACGAACCTCGTCTTGACGCATACGACCCATAGCACGAGTATCAGCTTCTGCACCTCGTGATGGTGGAGGTGGTGGTGGTGGCGGTGGCGGTGCTTGTGGTCTGCTAGGTGATGTCATATCAACCTCCAAGGAGCTTCTTAGTAGCTGACGAAGTGGTTTCCATCTGACTCATTGTGTCAGTCAGGACTGTAGCTGCACGACCCCTGCGACGCATCGACTCATCCGACACACGACGAGACTCTTGAGCTTCGTTCATTGTCGGTGGTGGAGGAGGAGGTGGTGGTGGCAACGGTTGTTTTGGCATACTTGGTGACATAACAGTCTCCTAATTAAATACTTGATAATCGGAAATGGCATGTGCAGGACGCTGACCAACACGCTTCCCTGCTCGTCTTAATCCTTCTACAGCGTACCTAAGTGCATCAATGACATGGTTTTGCTTATCTTCTAGCACAGGTAACACTTCTCCGGTCATTTTATCCGTCTTATACGAATAAAGCGAGAGTTCGTCAATAGTGTGTTTGCAGCGAGGATGAACAATAATCTCGTAGTTTTTGAGCCATTCGATACCTTCCTCGATACTTTTCGGGCCTTTCACCGCAGCCATAATCCTTGGAAACCCGTTCTTTTTCATGTGCGATATGGTCTCTGGTCGTGCTGAATCCGCTGTAATCGGGTATCGCTCAGAGTCTGGAACAGTCATAAACAAGTCTGGAGTGTTCATAATTTCGCACCCAACCATGTACGCTTCGTACTCGACAAACAGTTTGCGACCCTCAATAAAGCACCGTACCAAGACCGTCGGATCACTAGCAAACCCCCAGTCAGCACCAAAACGCAGGGTTGCAGACGTAGGTGCAACAAACTCCTCAACCTTCCAATTCCTGAATACTCGTGCTTCGGAGTTTCCTAAGTAGTCACCCATCCAGACATGACGATACTTGTCAGGATCACGATTCCTGTCGTACTCCATTTCCTCTTTGAGCACCGACGGAAACCAAGGGTTGTCGCTATAGTTAACCTTTAGGACTGTTGCATCCTTTGGTGGCATCTCACCACGCAGAAGCTGGTCAATCGGATCAGTCTCATTCTTAGGATTCCATGAAAACCACAGCTCAGAGTCAGGTTTACGGATTGTCGGACGCAACAAGTCAAGACTGGTCTGGGACAATGACTGAGCTTCCTCGACCCACGCACGATCAAAGCCCTCAAGCGACTTAATACTGTCAGCAGTATGATTTTGCATACCCTGAAAGATAATCATCCCGTTCCCACGCTTGGACTTAATCATCACATCTTGAACTGTGAAGTAATCCTGCACCCCAAGTTCAATGATCTTGTTTTCAAGCAACCGTTTGACCGACTGGTTCAGCGTTCGCTGTATCTCTCGGACGCAAACACTAGCTTGGTTCTGGTTGCGTATGTGCTCCTCAATGAGCAGCTCTGCAAAGAAATGACTTTTACCTGATCCCCGTCCACCCCAAGCACCTTTGTATCGTGCAGGATTCAGCAATGGGACTGCCCAGCGAGGGGTTTTAATCTTCAGAACTGTCAACGATTACCCTTTTGACTTCCTGTATCTGCAATGGCCCACCATCCGAACCCGTGATCTCTTGCTTAATTGACTCTCGGTACTTGCGAGGGAATCGTGCTGCCATCGAGCGTGACCAAATTGAGGCATTAAGTTTGGCTGCGCCTTGCTCTTCGATCATGTGAGTTTGAGCAATGGTCTCCCACCAATACTGCTCGTATTCCTTAGCTTCTTCCATGGCATGCATAAATTCTTCATGCTCATCACGCCATTTATACATAACTCTAGTGGATAACCCTAATTCACAGGCAATCTGTTCGACAGACTTCCCTAGTTTTCCAAGCTCAATGACCTGATCGCAGAAAGCAGGATTGTACTTACTCGGTCTACCAACTGGGTTTGTCATTTCAATCTCTCTGTGCCAGGCTTTTCCGACTTTATTGCTCGACTTAGCATCTTTGTACCTGTGTCAGCTTTGTTGTATTCCTTAGCAACACCTGATGGGACTCCAACTTTCTTTGCAAACTTTGGATCATGAGCAGCCGCAGCCATCATTCTTGCTTGCGCTGGTGATTTGCTAGGCATAATCTCTCCTTATGTATCCTTATTGTATTCAACTGACTGAAGTAACGCAATCGCATCGTCAATTGATTCGATCCTTGACACGCTTCCGCCTCGCCAGTCATCGTGCCATTTAACCTGAGCTGGTGTCAGCTTTGCTTTGCTGTCACGTTTAATCTCAATTAAATATGTCTTTAATCTGAATCCTACAAGTAAATCAGGACAACCTTGACCCACCATTGACAGGTCTGTGACTGTCGCACCGAACGTCCTTAGCGCATGGACAATTTCTTTTTGGTTTACGTCTACCCGTTTAGCTCGCACAAAGTTTGCTCCAATAAATCCTCCTCAGTCACTCCATAACGCTCTGCAAACGCTTTCTTTCCCAAACCATGTACGCCACTATTTCCTGTGTGGTGCTCAGGACACAGCGGTATTACAGGTGAGTTATCACGCTTCATACCAAGTCTGCGGATGTGGTGCATGTGACTAGGAGTTTCCCCTAACCCCAAGTGTCTGCATAGTGAGCACCCAAGTGCTGCTAGTTTTTCGTACTGTTTGCGCTGCGTCTTGGTCATCGCTCTAAGCCTTTCTGACACCTACCGTTAAACTCACACGCTGCGGGACTCACGCAATGCTCACACTTTGGTTTGAATGTTTGCAGGTTCACTTGGTGATCTTGTCTATCTGTCGGTTGTTTGCTTGCTCGGATCGCCACGCGTCGAATCGCATCTGTGCTGAGAGCAATCTCCATTTTAATAGTTCCGCTTGTTCTGTTGCTTCCCCAATTCCCTTGCATAGTTGCTGGTACTCCTCGCTTGCGTAAGCTGCTTTCTCCTGTCCACCAATAGTTGTCTCTGTGGACTTACTCATCATAATCGCTTTCAGACTAGATTTGTATGCTTCGAGTTCAGCAAGCTGGCCCTTCGCTTTAGCATATGCGGGTGCGTTTTCCCAAATATATTCAATTGCTGGATGTGGACTGTAATCGCTCATTTATGCACCTTTATATAGATAAATTACTAAAGATTTGACTACGTTTAATTAACATTTGTTTCTTGTGTGACTTTGCACTACGTTCTTTCTGAGTGTATGCGGGTGGCTTTGGTCTATCTGGATTGCTTCCCGCTTTATAAACTGGTCTAAGGTAATACCGCCTACCGATTGCGCCACGCTCGTAACCGCAGATATAGATACGCTTGCCAAACAGTTTAGATGTACGTCTAAGCCTTGTCAGTACGCTTGCTGTGTCATCGTGCGTTAGATTTAGTTCTGTACATATTTGTATTTTGGTCATTTCGTGTTGTTTAAGCAAAATTAGGATGCGGTCTGAAGTGCTACCCCAACTTCTTTGCACTCTTTCATTAGTTTGCACATCACGCTCCAAGCATCGTCCCATTCATGTACATCGTCTGCATAACCAAGCTCTTTAGCTGCCGCCACTAGACGCTGATTAAGGTCTGTCAATCGATTAATCTCATCAATCAAGGGCTGTTGGGTTACATCAAACAAGTCTGGCTGATTCATACTGTTCTCCTTACGGGTAGCACAACAACCAAGCGTCCGTTGACTACACGCAGAGTGTGTCTGTACCAACTTGCTCCGTATCCGCTCATGTGTTTTTGCTCCTTAATTTTTCTATCACTCTATGAAAATCAGACAAGTAAACTTCATCAATCGGACTGCCAACAACTTGTGCTATTTCATCATCCGTCAGCGATACCCAAGGCTTGCTTGGTGGGGCGGTGTAAAGTTTTACACCTAACTTAAAAGCGTTACTGTCGTGCCAAGCGACTGCAATTGTTTGTTCGCTACCAATAGTTATAAGTTCTACAGCCGCAACAGGCTCTTGCTCCGGCTGTGATAACTCTTTGTATAAAGGCTCACGGTTTTCAAAAATTGACAACGCAAGCTCTAGCCCATTGAACAAACCACACATATATTGGTTGGAGTTCCATGTTCCATCCGAGCCTTGAGCAGCATGAACGTCTCGCAAATTCTTTAATTCAACAGGCTCTTGCTCCTCCTGTGCGAGTGCTTGTTTCAACCCGACAATTGCATCAAATTGTTTTTTCTGTGGATACATTGAATCTTCCAACGCCTCCAAAGCCATCTCTGCTGCTTTGCGTAAGTCATCCATTGTTTCTCTCCTTAAGTTTAGCTTCGACATTACGAAAGTCAGACAAGTAAACTTCATCAATCGGACTGCCAACCGTTTGTGCTATCTCCTCATCCGTCAGCCCGACCCATTCATTTTGCTCAACTGTCAGGCCACCAGACCGATGCGCCATGTCCAATGTATCCCACGGTACTTTGTCCGTTTGAGGTACGAATTCTTCGGATGTGTCGCTGTTTTGCTCTTTTGTAGACATATCATCCTCAACAAGATAAAACCCTGATCCCCGTAAAAATTGTTTAAACATATCTTCAATTTCGTTAAGAGTCACAGCTTCAAAAGTGACCTCGACTGTTGTGCCATAATTTTCTGAGTTAAATGTGAAATTCATTCTGTTCTCCCTCTGATTGCTGCCGCAAAAGTATCTTGACCCCAATAAGTTACCAATGACTCACACAACTTCGCACACGCCTCACGCTCACGCAAAATAGCCCGTCTAATAGCATCATCCATAATTTTGCGATACTGCTCAGCGCAAGATGTACGCTCTAACGCTACTGCGTCATAAATTAAATCAGTAACATCTGCAACTTGTTTTGCATCATTTTGACGCTTGATCCTCGCCTCCAGATCGTCCCATGCTTCATCTTCAGTCATCATTCCACCATCTCGATTTTCATTGGATTTGACCAACTTAGTTGACCCCAGATACCTGTGTACTGTTTTGCAAGAGCTAGTGCTTGGTCTGAATTTGATCGTTTACGCATCAGCTTATAGACCTTGACGTACTTCCCGCTTGAGCGTCCTGTGTCGTACACACCCTTCACAACGTCTTTGAAAGGTGGTGAGTCAATCAATCTTCGTACCTTGTTTGGATGCACCTCAAGTCGTTCTGCAATCTGTGCAGCCGTTAACCATTCGTCTACGTTTTTTAGAACGTGCATTAGTTCAATTTGGTTTCGTTTCACGCTCAACCCTCCCGTTTGGATAATACAGAGTGTTTGCCATGCGACTCGGTGCTGCCAATACATCCATGCTGCCTGGGCGCACAAACGTCTTTGGTGGCACATAAGCTGGTCTGTCAAACTTACTGATAGTGTCTTTCTTTTTCATTGTGTCTCCGCTGCTCGTTGTGCGATCCTAGCTCTAAACTGACCCATGTCCTCGCCTGGTCTTGGTTGCATACTTAACTCACGAGCCTTGTCCATTGTGAGCTGCTCAGTCGAGTACCAAGGTAATGCAGGTTTCACAGGTGCTTTAGGTTTCATGTCCAGCTCGTCGTAGTACCGACCCTGATTCAACCAAGTCGCAGGGTGTGGAATAAACTCTGTTGCTGTTTCTTTCAGCTTCCAGTACTCAACATGGTTATCCACAACATCCAATGCAAGCTCCTGCTCGTCTAGTGGTAACTTTGCAAACGCTTGCATAGCGGTCTTTTTAGCAACTTTACGAGGGTATCGTTTCCAGAAATCTTCAAAGTCCATTTTGTCACCTATAGTTAATTGGTTCAGATAGCTTAACACATTGTTTTTAAGAAAAGGTTAAATATTTATACATTTATTTTCTATCTTATCTTTTGACATACCTTCCCCAAGGGTGGTAAGCACGTAGTTTCCTATTGCTTTCCTACCTGACCCATAGATATCTTAAAGATATATACCAGTCCTACACAGAGTGAATGTTAAATCGAGCTAGAGTCTTGTCCCACCGATGTCCTCTAGTCTTGTGAAGTCCCCATTTAAGGCTTCGTGGCTTGCAGTCGGGTGTGTGACTAGCCAATCTTTCTTGGGTACGGGCGATTTAACCCTATCTGATAACGCTCCCTGACGGAAGCCATAGACATAAAAAGACCGCTTTAATCAACACCCCGTTGGACATACAGCTCTTTGTGGGAACTGTACCCCCTGTACGGGGCGGGATGCTGATTAAAGCGGTCTGATCTCATTGCTGTCCAAGGCAACATCTATATTATTCACTAATTTTAAAGATAGTGCAAGTGGGTTCGATAAAGCACGATTTTCCATTAGAAAACTAAACACTAACGTCTAAGAGTGCAAGTGCCTGCCAAGGAACTCCGGTCTGCTAGACGCTGCGATTAAATCAGGTCGCTAACACCTGATACCCACAAGACTGAGTGCTGGTGTCTCGGCTGGTAGTTGCAAGGTAAGGTATCTAGAAACTTACCTGCTCACAGCCCCAATCGGGTGTAGCTGCACACAATGCTCAACACCCAGACTTGTGGGTACAAACTTTATTTCTTGGATTTTGCAGTCTTTGCGCTATCACGAAAGTCTTTTGCGCTGGGTGCTGCTTTGCTGCCAGGCTTGTTCATCTTCTCGCCAGACCCAGCAGCGATACGTTTTTGTTTGGCATTGATGTTTGCGTACAATCCTTGTGGCATTTTATTGCTCCGGTGGGTTTAGTTCGGGCCATATTTTTGCCCATGAGTTAGGGAATAACATCTTACGAGTAACCTGACCGTCTGTAGCTTTTTCAAGCAATGCAGCCACAAATATCATGCGGTCTGGGGGAATACCAGTCTTGCGCCACATCGCAACCGCAGGAGGAGACACCAAGCACATTTTTGCTACTTTTGTAGTCCCACCGAGGGTGTCAATGATTTCTGAATTTGTCATGGTGTTAAGTATAGTGAATAAGCTAACTTAAATCAACACTTGCATAATCAATTCAGATAGCTTAATATATACGGACTGACACAAGTCAGCACAACTCAATATAGGTGATATATGAAAGCACTCTCGCAAGCTCTCGTCAAAGCTCAAGCTGCTATGAACCACGCAGCAAAAGACGCTAAAAATCCCCATTTTAAATCTGCTTACTCAAGTCTCGCATCCGTCATTGACGCTGTGCGACCAGCTCTGTCCTCCAACGGTTTAGCCTTTGTGCAAAAGCTGCATTCTGCTGATGGTGGTGTAGCTGTCGAAACAGTCCTTATCCACGAGTCCGGTGAAGAAATGTCTTTTGGTGTTTTGTTTATCCCTGCGACAAAACAAGACGCCCAGGGCTTCGGTTCAGCAATCAGTTACGGTAAACGCTACGGTTTGCAAGCTGCACTCGGTATCGCAAGCGAGGACGATGACGGACAAGCAGCAAGCAAGACCCGTCCTGCGCCCGTACAGCCCGTAAAAGTTACCATTGATATGGAAGCCGCGGTCGAGGAGATGTCAGTCCAAACGTCCATTGATGCGCTCAAGGAGTGTTTTGCAAAGTGGTACAAGTCTGCTGAAGGTGAGCAGAAAGAAACACTTAAATTTATGTACGACGGTATTAAAGTTAAATTGACATCAATGGGAGTTAACTAATATGGCAAACGACCTCAATCGCTGTGAGTTCATTGGACGCTTGGGCAAAGATCCTGAAATTCGTTACTCAACATCAGGTGACGCTATTGCAAATTTCTCAATCGCTTGCGGATGGAAGTCCAAGGAAAAGGAATCTACCGAGTGGGTGCGTATTACAGCGTTCGGTAAGCTCGCTGGTATTTGCGGTGACTATCTTAAAAAAGGTTCACAGGTCTACGTTGCAGGACGCATGACTACCCGCAAGTGGCAAAACAAAGATGGTGTTGACCAGTACACCACCGAGGTTGTTGCAGATCAAATGCAAATGCTGGGTGGCAAGTCTGAGCAATCAGAGCAAACAGCAAAGCCAGACGCATACCGTCAGATCAAACAAGGTAATGTTGTCGATTTAGAAGATGATGTGCCGTTCTGATGAATCAATACGAACAAGCAATCCTATCTGCTTGGAGGCTTCAGCAAATACAAGAGGGCGATACGGTTGATCCTATTGCTGCAAAGTGGATTGCTGAAGCGATTGAATTATTAAAAATATTAGCTAAAGGTAAATAATCATGGCCCTAGAATCTGGACATTGGTACGCAGCAGACGGTTCACCTGCGTACACCATCATCGGTAAGAACGGTAAAGAACGCAACACCACAGTCAAAGACGCTCGTGAACTAAACCTAGTCCCATCCGTCACGACTATTATGAACGTGATGGCAAAGCCAGGCTTAAACACTTGGTTGCAGCAACAAGTTTTGCTTGCAGCTCTCACGCTCCCAAGACTGGAGGACGAAAGCGAACAGGACTGGTTAGTCAGAGTTATGTCAGACGCTCGGTCTACCGGACGGGATGCTGCTGACAGAGGCACTCGTATGCATGGAGTGCTTGAGTGTTTTTATCGCAGCACAGAGCCTTCTGTGTGGCCTATCTACGTCATCGAAACCGATCAATCAATGCGTGAGCACTTTGGTGATCGTCAATGGATCGCTGAGACTAGCGCAGCAAGTGACGGATTTGGTGGAAAGGTTGACTTGTGGTGCGAAGAGGGTGACGGTATTGTGGTCGATTTTAAGACCAAGGAAGGATCGCTCGACAAGGTTGCTATCTACCACGAGCACCTAATGCAGCTCGCAGCGTACAGGGTGCTTCTGGGCGTTCCTAAAGCAAGAGCTGCTAATGTGTTTCTCAATGAGCGAGGTGACGTTCAAATCATTGAGCACGATCATGATGACTTAAATCGTGCGTATGAATGTTTTAAATGCCTATTGAAGTTTTATCAGATTAAGAATAACCTGTAGTCGTGAGCTGAAATGCGGTGTCCCTCATGACTCCTTGACCGCAGAGTAGGCCCACCCTTCACTTTTTTACAACACTTAGGGTTTGTCCCTATAAATATCGCTTGTTTGTACTGTTCAGATAGCTTAATATTCGTACATGGCAATTACGCCATACAACAAATACAGGTGCATAACATGATACATATTTCCCCAGAGTCAGGTCGCAACGATCACATTCACGGTGACGAAGATTACAGAAACAATCTCGGTGCAGAGAAAGTTGACCTCTACGACGTTATCTTTGCAATCCGTGACGGTGCATCTACGCACGATGGTCATAGTCACCACGACTGGATACAGCGCATCTGTGATGGTGACGAGATCACAATCATCATGCAACACATTATCAAGAATCGTGCAAACCCAGCGTTTGCAGAAATCATGAACCAAGTTGAAGCTGCAATCGAGGGCTGGTTATGAAACACGAAAAAATGCCCGTCGAGGGCTATGTGTTGGGTGCAATCATTTTGTTTGCAGTCTTTGGATTCTTACCGCTTCTCAAATACCTAATAGGTGCATGATGAAACAACAGGAACGCATTATTGAATGTCTCAAGACCGGATGGGTTTCCGGTTTAGACGCATTGCGCCAGGCAAAAACAATGAAATTATCAACCAGAGTGGGAGAACTTAAAAATGCAGGATGGAACATTCAATCAATGTGGAGCACAGACGGACGCTACAAACTCTATAGACTCGTCAAACCCTACCAAAAAAGTCAAAGCAAAAATCTTGAGTCCTGATTTTATTTACGTTCCTGCTGCTGCTACGGACGTACAAAAGACTTGGAAGCGACTGACGAACTGGAGTCCCTTGCAGTCATGAGTGCAAACGATAAGCAAATTGATGGCGAGCACTACCAACTAGAAATACAACCTTGGGATTACATCACGCTTAATCGCTTGGGGTATCTTGAGGGAAACATAATAAAATATGTGACTCGCCATAAAGAAAAGCATGGTGTCAAAGACCTTGAGAAAGCAAAACATTACATTGACAAGCTAATTGAAGTCGAATACGGGACTACTCAAGCATCTCAGGAATGACAGTAATCTTGGACACTTGCCCAAACTGCTCGTGATAGGTAATTGCAGACACTTGACGCTCTGCCATCCACCCGCCACGAGCAGCGTAAGCATCACGAGCAGCAAGAGTTGGGTGCTGTATAACAGTCATACCGCTATGCTCTTTTTCTTCCACATGGTGTCTGTGTCCGGTATGTGCATACCGCTTAGTTGTTTCTCCCCAGACTTTGGGATACTGAGAAGCAAACAAAATAGGTAACGAATCGTTTTTCTTTATGTGTCCGTGATGAAACGAGATCATGGTTTTTCCATGTTGATACACATAAAACGGTAACTCAGAATCAATCACTTGCACTCTCGGTTCTTTTTCATAAAGTGCTTTAAACATTATTCGCAACCAGACGCTAGAGGCCATGTCATGATTTCCCTCTGCCATCAGGATAATTACCTTTTCATGCCGCACCAAAGCAAAATCCACAAGTCTACGCAAGATGCGTATGCTGACTTGCACAATCTTGCTGAACCTTCCGTCCTGATCCAGTATGTGGTGGCTAGTGGGCGTGACAGGTAAGAGGCCATCGCTGTGCAACCAGTCACCGAGCTGGGCCACAATGCCTGTACCAGCTTGCGGTGAAGACATCACCATCTGCTCAAAGCATCCAGTCAACACACGTTCTGCAATTTTTAAATTCCAATCTGCACCACCTTCACGATGCCAGGCAAGCATACCCACATGGCAATCCGTCATCACATACAAATTACAAAGCGTCGACATTGGAACGCCTTGGTAATTCATGCTTTCAAGCCTGGGCAATTCGTCAGCCATTGCTACAAATGCTTCCTCCATCAACTCCTTGCGACGCACATCATCTGCGGAGGACTTTACCCATTGACCAATAGGTTTACCATCAGCGTTGTAATAAGTGGATACACCTTTGACTTGAAAACCGTCAGGTACAGTACGACTCATATCGTGCTCTGGAGCGTAACCTTGTCGGGCCGCATTACGTTCCATAATCGCAATGCTTTGCCTAATCGCTGTGGAAGTGACCCCTAATGCAGCAGCAGCATCTCGGTACGTTCCATGCAAATTGACAGCATCAAGTCTTTCCCCTTGCAGTCTGTTACCAAAATCTTTTAGCTTTGTATCCAATCTCATAATTTTTTACGCCAGTAACAAGTGCCATCTGCGCCCCAAGGTTTTGATGGCGTGAACATCCGAAAGCCGCAACCAATAATGGAGTTTGCGCTAGGTGGATTGTTGTAAGTATCAGTCACTAGCCAATTTAGTTTTAAACGCTTGGCTTGGCGCTCACGAACTCTGATGAGCCGTTTCTGTAACCCTTTGCCACGGTGCTGTTTGAGCACCCCTGCTCGACAAAGGTATCCGGTATCAAACCATTGCGCTGATAGGCGCAGTCCACAAAAGCCTACTGGTTGACCAGAGTAATATGCTATCCACCACCACCCCTGATCGGTGGTCAGCGGATCGTCTCCGCCCAGCGTTTCTAGTTGCAACCATCGCAAGAGTGCCGCTTGATTTTCTAGCGAACCATCGACTCGGCGAACGCTGAACATGACGCATCTAGGCTAACTCAAAATGAGGTGAATCGGATTCTCCACGTTCTCGGAGGTTGCCATCCATGTCCCAATCACCACCATATCGCAAACGTACTCCAAATTCTTCCGCTGCTGACATCATTGCAACATAGATTGCATCGAACTTACTGATGTCATTCCAATCGACTGGAAATGGACAAATGTCTACAGCACGACCATATCCATCTTTTCCGATAGCGTGAGAGGATGCGTCTTTAGTCCAAGTGACTACAGGCCCAGGCTTTGTCCTACCCTGCGCCCACAACTCATCTTGTCTTTCTTGAGTGCGAACACCCTCGATTACAATAAAGTCCTGCTCGGTAATCTGAATAGCACGCTCGACCACAGCGACCAGATCAGGATGCACTCGTCTTAAATTGCTAATACTACGCTGAGAAAGTGAGTAGCTCATTTAGGCCATGCTCCGTTTAGCGTTCTTGAATCAAGGGAGTGTCCATCAGCTTTTTGTGCCAGCTCTCCAATTGCTGTCGCACACTCTCCGAATACGAGACTGAGGGTTGCAGCGTACTGACGGGCGGAGGGGCAGGTAGCGGTGGACAAATCATTGGTGCTGGCAAGCTGGCGGCGCAACCTGTCAAGCTCAGTACGAGCAGCGGTAGCAGCCTTTGCATTATTTTGTGAAATACGGTTCGCTTCATCAAGTGCCTCGTCTTTCAATTTTTGAAGTCTCGCAGACTCCAGCATTGCGTTCTGTCCAGCTTGTGCTATCGCCTGACTATGGTCTGCTCTCAGGCGGTCTATCTGACCGTTGAGCCTCCATCCGTTTGCTACCCATCCGGTGCTCACTCCGATAATTAAAGCACTCCCCGCTGCTATCAGTATCGTTTTTAAATCCAACATTTTTGTCATCCCAAGTCGCAAAGCCAATGTACGAACCCACCACACCTGTGACAAACAAATAAAAAGGCATCGCAATCGTGCCTAAATTTGGATCGTCTGTGCCTAAAATGAGCAAAGGGAATAACAGTCCTGCAAACATCGAGAGCCACGCCATTTTGCGGCGATTCCTCCAACGGTCTACTGGCGTTTCCAAAACTCTTCCCATAGCACAACAATAGCAGCACCAACACCAATCACCCACAGCAATGGTCTTGCAAGTTTACCGATGAAATCTAACACCAAAAATGCACCCTGAGCAGCAGCAAAAGCATTGACCACTTGACCTGTTTTCTCATCCAGATGATCAACCTTTTGCTCAACCTGTACGAGACGGTCATAAATTTCTTTGTGGGTAACTTCTTGCATGCTGCGCTCCTGCGTTATCTAATTACTTTCGTTGATTATGATTTGCTTATGCAATCGCGTAATAACTTTTTAACGTGTCAATAAACGCTTTAGTGTCGGCAAGGTGATCGCGCAGAATGTTAGTTTTAAAAAAGTGCTGCTCAAAAACATGCAATGTTCCAATGGTGCTTGGTGTTGTACCGTTTGTCCCATCAAGCGCACCTAGTCTGACTCGCGGTTGCCCTCCCATACCAATAAACATGCCGTCAGTACGAGCCGTACTGTATGCTGCCGTCGCAGTTACCGTCACACCATCACGCGAATACCGAGCAATACGGTCATCTTGACCGCGCGTAGTTGCAAAAACAATTATTTGATTATTTGGAATAAGTGGCTGTTGCGACAATTGAGCAGCACCGCCTTGAATCCACAGCTGATTTGATCCTGACGGTGAGCGAGCCACAATAAATGGATCATTAGTAAGAGTCGAAGTTGCTTCACCAAACAACCAAGGATACATTGTTTGGTTTGTAATCATACTAAATTCAGCAACTATTAGTATGCTTCCATCCCAAGGGCAAGCGTGCGGAAACTGCCATTGGTTGGTGTTGTCCAGATACAACCCGCGTTGATTATTAGAACCTCGGTTGGCAAAAACTGGCGTGCCAGTAATCTTTGAGACATACTGATTAAAACGATCACCGCCAGCTAAGTCGGTGAACCGTTGATTATTGCTGTCGTAATACATTGAATCATCAGAAAAGCGATGGCCTTGAACATAGCCTGGAACGTCATAAGCAAATTTCATAATTGACCACCAATTTTCTCAAGCAATTCACCGAGTGCTCGACGCGCCTCAATACAAGTTGTCTCCAACCCGTCAGAAACGATAGCGTCGTTAAAAGCTATAACAAGTTGTGCTTGTTGTGACTCATTTGGTTCAATTTCGGGAAGGCAATCCGAGGGATAATATCCTTCTGGGTAAAAAACTTTAGCGCGGTTTTCAAGCTCGACATACACAGCTTTGACATACTGCGGTGTGGGCGGTTGCAAAAGCTCAAGAATGGTGTGGTAGATAGTCATCAAGGTCTCGCTTCGAGGGTTTGCGGTGCTGCCATTTCGTTGTAGGTTTTTGTAAAATCGTAAATACCGACTGGGGATGAGCTTGTCGTGCGAATCTGCGAACCTGCGACCGTTTGAAATGTGTTTGGCGATCCGGTCATAGTTTGAGACGCAATCTGTACTGTCTGCGTCGTGCCGGATGGCGTTGCATTTAGCGTAAGAACAGCCTTACGCCCCTGCACCGCAATGGAATTTACCTTGATAGGCGTAGCATCGTCAAGGAACTCAAAGCCGCCAAGCGCATTTGCCGTGTTTAACGAAGTGCCAAAAGTCAGTCCGGTATCGTAGTTAATCTCTTTGTTAAACGTCACCGTAACCGTAGAGCCACTCCACACCGCATCGACCATTTGCAAACATTGTGCGGTGTCTGCTTTGGCAAAATAATCCCTTGCTAACATTCCGGCGTACTCGCCCTTTTGTCGAATACCTACGTTTGTGTGGTGGACACCGTCGCTGGCAAGAAACTGATACGAGCCACCCAGCAGAATGCCGCCTGGAATGTCGCGTGCAAGTCGCACCATAGCGCGAGCCACATTACGCATGTTGGCAGCCGTTCCAAACGTGCCATAGGCAATAGGCATGTGAAACACAATAGGTGCGTCATAGCCTCTCTGATCCATTGCGTTTGCGGCGAACGCTTGGATTTGTCGGTAATACGTCCAGCCTTGCGAATAATACGTTGCTTCGCTGTCTCCGCTAGAAGCAGCCGTTTCACCGTGATGGGTGTTAAACACAACATAAGGTTCAAACCCGTCGGTACGCGCAATGTCACATAGACGGTTGATTACAGCGTAGCAATTGGCGATAGGCCCAAGTTTCTGTAGTCGCGCAAACGAGCTTGACCCCAGCGCAACAGAACACATGTAGACTCGACTGAACGTGCCGCCAAGCATCGCCAACGCCATGCCGCTGCCTGGGTTCTCTGATGCCCCTTGCGTGTCGGTGACCGCTGATGCTACGTCGGCGTACTTGGCAACCCAATCTGCGTTAGTCGTGTTGTAAGGCCAATAAGTCATGGAGTTGCCATTTACTGGCATCAACACATCAGGAGACACAGACCCTGAAATTGGTACTGCACGCGGCACATTGTTAGACTGCCCTACCATCACTAGGATAACTGCTCGCTTTGCGTAGTTGGTGCGCTCAACGCTTTTGGCAAAAAAGTTTGCCTTACTAGCTAAAAATCTTTCTCGATAAATATCTTCTACATAATCAAAACTTGGGTATCTAGCCACCTCAGTTGCGACTGGCCCAGCGTCCTCGCGGTAACGGATAATTTCATTACCGGAAACAACTTGAAACTGCTCGCCAAGAGCTACTGCTGCAAGACCAGCCGTTGTGTTTGCATACACGTTAGCATTAACAAATGCTGCATCTCTAGCTGTTTCGGCGTTTGTTTCAGCAGTCTCGGCGTTCGCTTCAGCAGTTTCTGCGTTCGTCTCTGCAAGCTGCGCGGCATTGCGTGCGACCTCTGCCAAGCCTTGAGCTGTTTCGGCGTTTGTCTCTGCAAGTTCTGCGGCAACCTTAGCAGCTACTGCGTCAGCTTCGTAATCAACCCAAACGCTTCCGCTATATGCTCGCATTTGATTTACTGATGTATTGAAATACAAATCCCCAACAAGACTAGCAGTTCCATTAGGTCTAGTTGCTGGATTAGCTGACAAAGCTCCGTAATAAATTACGTCAGGAATAACGCCTTGTACAATCGCATTGCCAGAAGTATCAAATCCTAGATATTTACCAGCACGATTATTGCTTGCTGGCAGAGTCAAGTTAATCGAACTTGAGTCACTAACCGGAATCTTAATTGACCTGTTTCCAATTTCCTCGTTTTCCTGCGTAAGCATAGTCAGCTTATCTAGTGCTCGCTCATGCGACTCAGCAGGAAATGGATCGTTAGCTAGGTAATCAGTTTCTTGTGTAGCAGGGACATTGCGTACAATCGTGAGAGTCGTACCTGTCACAGGTGCAACCAACATTGTGATCGAGCCACCTGCGGGATTACCCGCACCTGTCACCGTATAATTGGTGGTCAATGTCTGAACAGTCTCAACGCCCGTTGCGGATCGCAAAACAACCAACAAATGCGAGTTTGCAAGAAAATAATAACTAACAGGGAAAACAGTCGTTGCGCTGTTTCCTGAATAAATGACTTTATTAACGCTTGATGAAACAGTCATCGAATGACCTCACTAGGTTTGAATATAAATTGCTGAGAGTTCTCTCGCTCGACTCTCCGTTCCATTCGTCGTAAAAAGCCAGGGTTCAGCGATTCTTGAATGTTAAACAATATAGAGTAATCTAGCAATGGTCGCAGCCAATAAAGGTTCGCAAATGGCGTGTTATCTATCAATGTCTTGAAACTCTGTGCAGCAACATCGTCACCGTTTCTCAGACGAGTCCACAAATCAGTTAACGTATCTAAATTCCCAATGACTGGCCCAGCTAGAGACGCAGTAAACGTCCGACCCATGCGTGAGTATTCCCCAAACAGGAAATCACCGTACAAACCAAGTCCACCACCTTGAGCAAAAGCTGCCATAACGGTCTTAGGATCAGTTGGGTCTCTGGGTTCACGACCCTTAATTAAGTCCTTAATTGACATTGCGATATAACCCAAAGCACCATACATCGTAACCATTGCAGCAAGACCTACCATGTCTCCACGACCATTGCGGAGGTATTCTCCAACGGTATCGTATCCTCGACCATAGACCTCACGACCAAGCACCATCTGCACCATTGCGATACTAAAGGATTTAAATTGACCGATATAGCGCATAATCTCGCCTGGCACAGTCCCTGGCTTTGTCCCCCGCAGCATAAACCCACGCACTCGTGCATTAGGTTCTAGCACCGCATGATGTGCTCGATCTATAAACATAACACGCATAGTCTGCGCTAAATCGTCCAATAAGTTCTGCACAGACGTATCGCTTACCGTCCTACCAATGCTTGCAATGTACTGCTCAAGTGATGATCTTGGAATTGTCTTTAACGCTTCGGGATTGAGATACTTGCGACCATCCTCAATCTGAGTGACAGCCATCCGCATTAAGTCCCATTTAGCTTCGCTTATGTTGTACAGACTAAGCAGTCGATTCAACTCAGGGTCAAGGTCAGCAAACTTCTTGGTGCTTTGTAACGCCATGTAGCTAGAGTGTTGCAGCGCAGCACCGTCACGCAAGGTTTCTGTCCACCAAGTCAAACCGTTTAGCTTAAAGAATTGTTGCATTGCAGCAGCCATCTTTCCACCAACGAGGTCGGGATTGTCAAAGCGAGCTGACACAGAACCTGCAATTGACTCGTGAAACACACCAAGCGATGCAAGAATGTCTGCTTGCTCACCAGTAGCACGACCCTTAGTCAACGCAACCACACCGTCCATGACACCAGAAAACAGGTTCTTACCCTCAGAGTATCTGAGTTCAGCAGCGTAACCTGCAAGGTCAGATATTGAGGAGATTAAAGCACCACCGAGACGAGCCATTGACTGCCATGATCGCAGGAAAGCACCGACTTTTGCAGCATTGACGTTGCCTGGGATGTTGACCGATCCGTCCACCTGACCAAGCAAATTAGTAATTGCACCTCTCGATTGACGAAACTTAGCTCTACGGTCACCCGTCAAGCTGTTCTCGTACTCATCCATAATGCGAGCAAGCGTAACCTCTGGGTTAGTACCCAACGTCTTGAGCAACGCTGTGGAGGACGCAGCACGATCCAGACCAACCACTACAGATTGTGCAAGAGTTCCAACTCCATACAACTGGTTGTATTCAAATGCTGACAGACCGTCTTTGAAGTACAGCGTCCGACTGACTGACTCACGCTTTGCAAGGTTCGATCCACGACCCAATGCAATAGAATCTTCTTCAGCAGGAATGTTCTTCATGTGCAAACCAGACGCAAAATCGTCGTACAGTCCACGCAACGAACCCATCGGATCGGTCTCAGAGATCAAACCCAGACGCATCATCTTAGGTAAATCAAGTCTATCTTTCAGGAAATTAGCCCATTCGTCCTCAGATACAGCACGAATCTTGTACATATCGTGCGACTGTCTGGTGATGTATCCCTGCAAGTCACGAATCCAAGCACCAAAACGATTGCGATTGTTTCGAGCATTTGTTTGGTATTTGTTAATGACTTCAGCTAACTTTACAGCTTGCGGGTTAATACCAGTCATGTCTGGGTTGTCTTGACCCATCTTCCACAAAGCGTCGTAGATGTCTCGATCAAATGTACCTGACACAAACTCACGCAGCATACCTGCCTTCTCAACGTCAGCAAGCATACCGCCAACGAGTTCTGAGCGATAACCCTTGTACTCTGCATCAATCGACATACGAGCACCTGTACGGACTCGCTGTGATCCAACTAGTAGCGCAGCAAATCCCTCAAAGTCTAAACCCTTTGCTCTGAACTGGTTAACAAATGACGATGCTTTCAATCGTGCTGCGACGTTAAGTGCAGCATTTCTGCGCTCAATCACCGCAGCTTTTTCTAGATTGTTTGCAAGTAAGTCAGCAGCTTGCATTGCATCTGTCTGCATCATGTCTGCTTTGTCACCGGACATCACAGCTTCTCGTGCTGCCCTTGTCATGCTACGCAAGTTCTTAACCTGTGAACGCAAACCAATTAGCAAGTCATCAATCTCTTGTGCAGAGATGTCAGGTAGCTGTGACTTCATTGCAGCGACAGCAGATGCGTCATCGTCTAGTTTGTCAGCAGCAGCTCGCAGCACATTTGAGTATGAGCGTACACGCTTGATATTGGCGTCTGCAACGTCCATTTCATTCTTTGCTACAGCAGGGTCAGGTGTCTCTCCACGAGCGTATTGCACATCAGAGTTAAATTCATCGCTGTTGTTTTTTAGATATTCTTGAATTGACTCAGGTGACAATGCAAGCATTCTATCCGGTGCGTAACGCTCCAAAACTACACGATCAGTAATCTTAATGGCTGATTCATCTTGCTCAGGAAATGCATAAAACGTAAAACCTCGTGACCATAAACCATCAGCTTCATCTTTATTAGTAATTGTAATGCCATCTTCTTGAAGCAGCTCGTCTACTTGATCGTCAGTCAATTCATCAAAATATGATTTGACTCTAGAAAATGCAATATTAAGTCGACCACCATTTAATTGGTCTTGTCTTGCAGCAAACTGTAATGACGATACCGCTAACGCACGAAAATCTGCTTCGTTTAATGTTAGCAACTCACGAACAAATTCAAAATTTTTGTATGCCCACATACGGACAGCAGCAATAATTTGCTTAACAAGAGGTAGGTCTGGTGAGTTTTGCACCAAGTAGCCAAGCTGCTCCTCACGAATGTGCTGCGGTAGCGTACCGTCAGGGACGTTATCACGAGCAGCTTGCGCCCAGGACTCGCCACGCATGATTGCATTGTCTAATTGCGTTAGGACGTTGTTAAACAAGTCAGCACCAAGCATACGCTCCATACCAACGTGAACACCGACCTCGTGCAGCACAATACCTTTAGCTTCTTTTGCAGTTGTGTTTTGAGCAACTATGTACACCGTACCGTCAGGTGCAGTCGCAGCTTTAACATCATCTGGGTGTGGCCCATTTGGAATGTCTTTTGGTGTTGCAACAATGCGAATTTGACCAGTCTCTAACAGCTTGACAGTATCGCCACCAAATGACTCTGCTAATGCAAACGTAAGTGCATCAGAGTCTGGGGTTTGGTCTGTCTTACCTTGTGCGTACTTTAATAAATTCTTTGCAAACTTTTTATCTTCTGGTGTTAAACCAAGATTTTTTAATTCATTGTCACTTAGCTTTGCAATAGACTCGATTGCAGCCCTAGCTCTGGATGCGACAGGTCTGACAGCGCCAGGCTCTTGAGTCCCAACAACTCCTGCTCGCTCGGCTTGCTCTCCTCCTGCAACCGCTTGCTCACGAGTGCCAAGAAGTCGGTCAGCGAGCGCCTTCCCATTTGCTTCATCTCCTCCTCCGAGGAGACCTGCAATGCCGCCTTTAATATAGCGTTTTGTTGCGTTTGCTCGGTTGCCATTTGTAAATTCCAAAGTGACTACAGGTGGGATGCCATCTGTTTGGACATCAAAATCTGGATTTGTTTGTTTCCAAAATTGTACAGCATCCTTAAGTTTTGTGCCTTTATATGCAGACTTTGGTGTGGGAGATTCTGAAACAATAGAAAATCCCATCGACTTATATAAAGTAGGTAAAAACCCTAAAGGATATTGAGCAGATTTGACTGCATGGACATCTACATTAGTAGCGCCTTCTTCAATTGCTTTAGCAATAATGCTTGCAGAGAAGCCTCTTGCTCCCTGCTCATTGTTTACCAATGCAACTAAATTGACTTTGTCACCAACCGTTTGCAAAGCAAAAAATGTTTGAGCATCACCGAGCTGATAAAGTTTAAGTGACTTGTCTTTAATACCAGCAGTCACCGTTGCAATATCAAGTTTTGCAAGTATTGATCCACTTGGTGCAAGATCAATTGCATCAACAAATAATTGTGGAGAAATACCACCTTCTTTTACTTTAGCGTCAGATGTTTTCCAATTGTTTGCAGCAATGTCAGCAGCCATTCGTGCTTGCTTTGGACTGCTAATATTTTCTTGTTTCAATACACCAATGCGATTTACTAAATTCTGAGTAATTTCAAGAATTGGTTTAGATAATTCAAATGCCCTGCGAACATTAATTTTTTCTACTGGTGTACCTCTATCAATTGCATCAATTCTTGCTTGAGCTAACCAATCTTCGTACAGCAACTCATAATTAACTGGCACTTCCAATCGACCAACAACTCGACCTTTAATTCCTAATGGAAAGTCAGGATGAGGTGTAGTACCTTGCGTACCTAAATCAACCTGAAGATTTTTTTGATCAACCTCAACAACCAAGACACCATCACCCCAGCGATTACCAGCAAATTCTGGTTCTCTTGTAGCATCAAGAATCTTTTGCAATGGTGGAGCACCATAGCCTTGTGCTTTTTTAGAACCAAGAATGTTTAGCAATCTGCTGCGAGCATTAAAAGACAAATCATCAATGTATTTAATTAGTACATTTGCATTTTCAATAGCAGGAAAATCTGCCATTGCTTTTGCAACATTAGGATCAGCATCACCTGCATCTCTAATTAGAGTCAATAAGTTTTTTGCATTTGTTTTTGTAATTCGTTTATCTCTAACGTATGCTTCAAACGTACCAAAAAACGCATTACTAACGGTTGAATTAGATTGATGCATATCAGCATCACCTAAAACAACCATCATGTAATTAGCGCCTTCTTTGAGCTTTGCAGCTTTCTGTGATGTTACGCCTTTGCCTCGGTTTGCCCAGACCACGTTTGCAGAAATATTGCTTTCCCGCAATGGAAACAACGGGCCACCAAGCAAAGGGATATAAATCTGTAACTTACTGCTGTCAATTCCGGTAAACAATGTACCCGCAGCGGTACGGTCTGCAATTGTTGGAAATATTTTTTGATTAACCAAGTCTTTTAACGTAATTACAGGAATGCGCTCATCACGCACAACCGTATCTACATCAGCAGCTTTTACAACTGTTCCACCAGAGCTTTCAATTTCCGCTTTGACTTCATTGATTGCTGTAGTTTGTGTGTCTGGTTTTTGATCTCGTGAATATTTGTAAGCATCGTCACCAGCTTTAATCGTGTTATTGAGTTGCACATCAGCTTCAGCAAGTGCTTGTTCAGCATCAGACAAGCTGTCCCACTTCTGGAATGCAGCGTTCTCTTGCTCAACTTTTGCGCTTGCATCAAAGTCTGCAACACGACTAGACTCAGGTGCTTGGTTCAACTTAGCAGCAGCTTCAATGTCGTTAGCGTTTGCAACAGCACCACTATTAGGATCGCTGTTGATAATCGTATCCAAACTCAAAACTCGACCATCGACCAACTGCGCTGTCCCTGCACGAAACGCTGCTTCACGAGTCTCTGGATCAATACGCTCTGCAACGTCAATTGCACGATCCACAGGTTTAACGTATCCCTCACCACGAGTCACAGTAAATACTGGTGACCCGTCTGGTGTTGAAATGCCACCTTCAGGAAATGCCTCACCACTTGGTGCAAAGTCGGTAGCATTTTCGGAGCGTTCTACGACAAACCCAAGTTTCTCAAGTGCTGCATATTTACGAACATCAGCAGCATTAAGTAGTGATCCGCTTTGCACTTTCATTCCACGATCAATACCTTCGTTGACCAGTCGCTCGTATAACGCAGTACCAAACCCACGACCTTGCATCGGTTCATCAGTCCTAGAACCAATGATTGACATGACATTTCCGTTCACACTTGCGGTAATAAATGATGTGTCGCTTCGTGCTGCAATTGTGTTTTCGTCTAAGTCAACAATTTTGGATGACATAGGACTCTGCATACGACCATCCGCACCCATGACTGGTGCTTCAATGTCTTGGAATCCCATCGCACGACGCACAGATTGCGGTGCTTCATCAATACGCTTTTGCAGCGCAGTACCTAATTCGCTTTGATTAAACTCATCAACAGTCTTAAATTGACTTTGACCTGTTTTGACATCAGCTTCAAGTGCTTGGACTTGTTTAATCTCGTCAACATTCATCCCACGAAAACGATCAGATGGTGCAGCACGACCAGTCGCTTTTCTAAATGCGTCAACTCCGACACCACCTAGACCGACAACACCACCACCAAAAGCTGTACCGAAAGCAATGTTAGCCATCGAATCAACAGCATCATAATCGTCACCCAGGCTGCGACGCATACCTGCATAAAATGGTTCTAGCACAGCAGTAGAAATACCACCTTCAATTGCACCCAGACCTGCACGACCACCAAATCGAGTCACAGCAGATGAAGATAAGCGTGCAGCTTCTAACGCACGAGCACCAGACACCATCTTTGTCCAAGGTACAAACGCAGTCGCTAGGTTAATTGGGTCAACAATACCTGCACCAAACATTGCAAGACCACGCACAGGTGATCCAAAATCCCAAGGTGTACGATCACGCACATCCTTAGCAATGGTCAACTCACGCTGACGATCAATCATTACGTTTAGTTCTGACTCGGAATACTCGTTGTCAGTAGGTTTGATATTGAGCTTAAACCCTGCACCGTCAATAACGGATTGTGCGTCCTCAGCGGAGAGTTTAGGGCCACCCGCTGCTTTTTTCTTAGCCCAATCCGTAAGGACTGGCCCGTAAGACTCTGCCCACGACTCGTTGATTGCAGCACCTAGCTTTGCACTAAAAGACGGTTCAAAGTCTTGTAATGTGTAACGATCAGTACCGCCTTGGTCGTAATAGAATGGCATACGCTTCTCTTGTTAAGCAATCAAAGAATTTTAAACTAGTTAAAACCCTCTACCTAGCGTTTCTTGAGATGTCTTAAACACCTGTTTACCTTTTGCTGTCGCATCTTCGTAGGTGATTCCATACTGCTCGCCACCCTTGTTGACTTTGTAGAACTCACCGTTCTTACCCTGCACCCACAGCATTGCTTTGGTTGTGTCACCGTTTGCAATCCACATATAGCGTGAACCAACCGTTGATCTCCATTCAACCAATGCTTCTTCTGGTGTTCTTGCGCCCGTCAGATCACGAGGTACGTCTGCAATTGTTAACTCAGGAAGTACACCTTGCTTAACAACCGTATTTAATCCAGTCATAACGTCACCAGAATCTACGCTTGCTGGCATCCTCAAGGTATCTTTAAACTGGTATTTACCCAATAGCATCTTGTTTGCAGCATCAGCAGCAGCAGAACCACTCTTGTCTACACCTCGACCAACTCGATCAATAGCAATACGCTCCATGATCTCTTGGTACGCACCAAGCTGTTGTGACATCCCAACGGACATCGGGCCAGCGGAGACCTGCAACAACTTAACGTGCTCCGTTACAGACTCTTTAATATCTTTAATAACCTTGGAATTGACACCAGCTTCCATATCTGAGCGTTTCATTGCTGACAGACGGGAAACAATCTCCCTGCTATCTGATGAATCTAAGTCAGGAATAACCATTAATGCAGGTGATAACTTACCCTTTTGCATCAATTCAGACATAACTTTAGGGAAAAACTCACGACCATACTGCGACTCAAGTGATGCAACAATGTCAGCAGATGACTCTTTACCTGCACCAATGCGACGAGACAAAAAGTCGACTTCTGGATTGCTCAATATTTTGGGGTCTGCAATACCAAGTCGCTCTTGTTCCGCAAGCGATGCAGTCGCATATTCACGACTTAATTGTGCTCGCTGACCTTCCGTTCCTGCTGTTGCATAAGTTGAAGCAATTTGTTCTTGCAAATCTGCAATGCGAGGGTTTGTACTAGCAACATAAGCGACTGGATCAGCTTTGCGTTGTTCAGCAATACGGACTGCTGCTTGCTGCAAGACATTAAATCGCTTTTCTGCAATAGCGTAATCCTCGCCTGGCTCTGGCTTCCACAACGATAACTCAGTAGAAATTTGAGACGCAGATTGTGTCTTAAATGTAGACATTGTTGCTGCGAGTGTTTGATTTGTGTCGTAGTTAGCAAACTGTTTAGCAGCTTCTTGTGGTTCAAACGCTTTAAAAAAGTCAGAAGAGGTCAATGGTTTGGGGTCTTGGATACCGTCGACTGCCATTGCATTAGAGTTATTGATGCGCTCGACAAACTGCTTTTGCACCAATGCTTGATCTTGTTTAATGACTGTCTGAGCTTGCTTTATGTACGACAATTGCTGCGAGACAGGTAGCCATTGCAAGATGTTTTCGCTTGCTGGATTGTTTTCTGGTAAACCCTTAGTTGAGTCTACAGTAGCAACGTCCGTCATATCGGAGCTTTGCACCAACGCTTGCAATCTGTCTGTGCGAGCTAACCAACCGTTTAAAAATTGACCGTACTTTTTAGGGTCGCTTGTTGCAAGGTTTTTGTAGTGGTCACGACGCAATTCTAGAAATGAACCAATGTCACCACCAGACTTTTCCAACAATTCTTTAGCTTTACCTGCGCCCATGTTGACAGCGGTATCTGTCATTACAGCAGCAAGAGCAGGTGGTAGATTGTCAGCATCTACAGCAGACCAATACTTTTCACGATAAATCTGCGCTGCTTGCTCTTTAGTCAGGTTCTTTACGTCAACGCCAGGATTAAATTTAGCGACAATCCCGTACTTTGCTTCACCTGCACCTGCATCGTCAGGAACGTAATCACTTCCCTCAGACTCTAAAATAAAGTTAATCGTTGTTTCACGCACGTTGGAAGGTGACAGCTTTGTACCTTCCAGTACGCTACCACCCATACCAACCAATGCTCTAGGATTCTTGACCGCTAACGATCCAACATACGCTTGTGCAAATTGTGTGCGAGCGTAATCTTCAAGCTCACGCTTTTCTCTTGGTAATAATTGCTGCGAATCAATATTCGCTTTCATTTGACCAAATGCTTGCTTTGCTAATACAGAATTAGGGTTCTGTACAAGGGAGCTTGTAATGCTGTCAATACCTGTCTTTATGTCATTGATACGATTACCACGCATTTCAGTCGCTTCAAACGACAACGCATCACGAGAAAGCGTTACACCTAATTGGTTAATGCTTTGCTCAAGGAACTTGCGAGCATACGGGTCAGTTTCAGTTGCTAAAATTTCATCACGACGCTTTTGTAGCTTTGACGTAAATGCTGGAGTAAAGTCCTTTGCGCCAGGCTGCGCTGTCTCCTTCTCCGTTTGCAACAGACTAACAAACTCGTTCTGCACCTCACCAAACGTCTTTGCTGCTTGTGCTTTACCGTTCTCGGTATCCAGTCGCAATTGACCGACAGCAAGGTTTTGCAAACCCTGACCAACTTGCTGCAATCCACGACCAATCGCACCCGCACCTACGTCCGGTGCTCGCAAATCAGGCGCAGCAAATGCTTGTGATGCTTGTTGACGTTCTTGGTAAATAGGGATTCTTGCCATTATCTTGGGCCTCTCAAACCAACGCCACCATATCCAGTTAAGCCTGGGCCACCACCGATGCTTGGTGCTGCGGTGCTCAATGTTGAGCTAGGCATCCCCGCACTATAGTATTTGTACGATCCCGCAGCACTCAAGAGCGATGCACCCGCAGACAAGTATGCACCCGTCATTGCGTTCTTACCCGCAGCAATTGCAGCACGACCCTCGTATTCAGCACCTTCAGCAGCAGCAAGTAAACCCTTTGCTCGTAGATCACCCTCATAACGAATAGTCAGCGCATCAAGTTCAGCACGATCAGCAGACTGCTCCTCGATGTCCAGAGCTGATCCACCCATACCAATACCCGCTTGTGCAAGTGCAGCACGCTGCTGACCCAAGACTTGACGAGTACCACGACGTTGTTGCTCTTCACGAGCATTAGCTTGCTGAAGTTCTGAGGTTGCTTGTTGACGCTTAATTGTTGCGTTGTAGTTTGCTGCGTCTTGTGCAGACTTAGCTTGTGCCTGAGCTGCCATCCCTTGTTGGATAGCACCAGCAGCACTTACAGCAGCGGATGCTGCCATCATTGCGGCAAGTGGAATCGCTGCCATTATCTAATCCTCGCATATAACACAGCGTCGTTTCCGCTTGGGGAGAAAGACCGCATATAACCTTCACGCTCAAATCCGAGCATCTGCATCCAGCGATGTCCTTCTGCAAAATTAGCATCGACAAACGCTTCAATACGTTTAAAGTCTGCAATCAACAAGTACCTTTCGACTGCTCTGTGAATACGAACAAATTCACGACCAATGTTTGCAGAAAGCAATGCCCAAGCAATAGCACGATTATCCCATTGTTTGGTCAGTCCTGCACATCCTAAAATGATTCCATCTTTAATTGCTGTAAAGCATGGCCCACTTGCAATCAGAGCTGGCGCATAAGCCTTATCAAAGTTCTGCAAGAAATCTAACTGTGATGGCTGCAAAGCTAACAAGTCCAAATGCTCTGGCTGAAATGGGACAATTTTCATTATCTGTCCTGCGTATGTACTTGCGGCATAATTGCCACCACAGTCATTGGTAAAGGTTGATCCTGCTTAACCATCAAATACCCGTCAAAGTCGTACCCGTTAGGCCACTCCACCATCTGATCGCCTGTAAACAATGGGACTGCCTGATCCATCGGATCGCTAGGTTTACGAAACTGAATCTCGTCCAATGCATTCTCATCCGCACCCGCTTTAGCACCAAGAGTCGCTAGGAATCGAATCACAGCTTTAGTGATTCTCTTGGTTTTACCCTGAGCTGTACCGTCACCAGCACCCGCTTCGATTCGCATTGTCTGCAATACAGCAGGTGCAGCAAGTCCAGCATGAATCTTCGATCCCGCAACCTGTAAGCTAATTGATCCAGCAGTCACCACTCGGTTTGGATGCGTTGCACCATCGACCAATATAGATACTGTTTGACCGTTCAAGTGAGTTAACCCTGACACAGTTGTGACTGGAGTTCCTTCATAAGTTAACCCTGAGTCAACAAAGAACGCATCAGCAATTGAAGATTCTTCGTCAAAATCAACCTCAAGATACTCAATGTATCGCTTGGTTGCACCACCAATCGTGCGACGAACGATCATCCACAGGTCATCTTGCGTACCATTTGGGTTTGGAATACTCTCGATGCACTCGACAATACCGCTACCACCAATCGGATGACGATGCCAACCAAGGACTTCTTGCTCTTTGTTGTATGTAAACCCAATAAGCTGACCATCGGTACGGACTGCCCAGATCACGCTGTGAGGTTCTTGCTGATAAACAATGTCGGTAATACCAGAGTAAGAGATATGCTCAGACAAAACAGTCAAGTCAGTAGACTTAAAACCATTGCTACCAAAGTCATATATCAACTCACGCATTTTGCGACCAGAACGCTGTACAAAGACCACAGCTTCACCGACTTGTACGGGAATAACAGACTTAGAACCAAACAGGGACTGTTGCGTGATCTTGACGTTGCCAGGGCCTAACGGTTCATCCGTAGTCACCTCACCGCACACAAACTCACCACCCGCAGTACCAATCAACAGACCTTCAGCAGGTGACAACCACTCAATCGTGTTGACCGTATCGGACGAGACTTCGATAGAGATAGCCATATCAGCGGAGACTTCACCGCTAGTATTGCGATCAGAGAAATTTTCAAAGTCAGCAGCTACCGAGAAATCAATGTTTTGGTTTGTACCAAACACCAGACGCTCACGAAAGAACGCAATCTGGGAAGGCCACCCACGAGTCGCACTCCAACGAGAAAACGCCCAGCGAGGGGTAAGGTTAGCAGTCGACCCTACAGCAATCTGCGTCACCGTACCTGATACATACGCATTAAACGTACCCACAGCAGTCGTGCTGATCGTCTCGCATCCACTACCAAGATCATCCTGATAGGTGTAGTTTATGGTCGCAGTAGCAATTGTCGTGCTGTATGCAGACGCAAGCATATCCACCGTATTTGCATCTACAACGTATGCTTGGTATGTACCAGATACAATTTCGTTTGATGTTGTTGATATTAAATTACCTGTACCGCCGCAGCTTGTGGAATCATCTTGTCGATCCCATGTATAGCTTGATGTAAGCGCAATATTGACTGTACTTCCAATAGCGTATCCATGTGATGCAACCGTCAATCTAATATTATTCGCACTTGTCGCAGCAATTGCAGTCACAGTCTTTGCTGACCCTGCTGGACTATAGACCACGTTTGTCGGTAAAGTCTGTTGCACCACAGCAGTTACAACGGATGTACTGGTAAACCCTGTAATCTTTACTGAACCATAATCAAGCGATTCGTATGTCCACTCAACACCAATAATCCCATCCAAAGACGTACCTGTAATCTGACCTGATCCGTCAATAAACGCACCGCTTGTGTGTGTCGGTTTGGTTGATCCTGTGTAATACGTATCACCGCTTGGTGGTGCAGCATTAGTCGTGCATCGGTAAATCTTACCGTCCGACCTGCGACGCTCACCAAATGGGTTGACGTTTATCCCAAAGTCTTTTTGAGATTCCCAAGGTTTGATCGATCCACCGTCTTTACCTTCAATCAGGAACAGACTTCCAACATCGCTTGAAACGAACATTGGAGCAGATGAAGTTAAAGTGATCGTACCTGTGGTTGCAGATGCGTAAACTGTAATGGTTTCGTCTGGGTCAATGTCCTGAAACGGGCCACCAACAAAGTCGACTGTGGTCAGCGTCCAATTGACAGGGCCAAACCTTGACAGCTTTCTTGGTGCATAGCTTGGATGCACAATGTAAACAACGTCACCAGACTGCACAAAACGGATTCTGAGCGTTCCATTTGCATTAGCAAGGTCTGCGCTAGTGTATGGACTTGCAATCTCGTATGCGCTGCCACCTGAAATGACCTGACCATGATTCGTATAGAACCGAATGTACTGGTTTCCAAACTCTAAAATGTACGCTTGTGTCTCGCTAAACTCAAAGCGAACCAACCAAGTGCGGTTTGCAGAAGTCTTAACCTCATTGACAAACCGAGTGCCAGACCTGCGACGAGCAGGGCCTTGAACCATCGGGATAAAGTTCTCTAATCGCTTGCACCCAGCGGAATACTTGGACAGGTCAACCCGTCCGTCAAGTGATGGAGACAGTTCACCAGCGTTAAAACTTGAGATTATCGGACTGGCTTTAGGCATTATTCGTACCACTCCACAGACATATACGCAGTTGCAGCAGTTAAACCAACATTAGTTAATCTAAATAAATAGGATACGTCATCTTGCAGCACAAATTCAAACGAATAAGCACTACCACCTCCTGCTTTCTTGTCCTCACCCGCAGAGATATATTCTTGATGAATAAGCGTCCCAAGTGTCAAACTTGATGGGTTAATCAACGATCCAACCTGTGATGCTGTGTTTCTTTCACGATTGCGATTAATTGGTACAAAGATTGTCCCACCCACCACGCTCGTGACGTTTTCATACCAAGAAATAATAGAATTTTGTGAACACGATGTTTGCAAAATAACATGGGGATTTGTTCCCACGTTTGCAGTCAACACAATATCAAGGTTTGCAGTTGCAACCAGTTGCAACGATGGTGGATACAATTTCCATACGTTAAACGCACGACCCTCATGCAGACGCAAGTGGTTAGTTTCAATGACGGGAAGTGCGTAATCAGAACCAATTGCTCTTTGTTTGTCGGTAGAGTCTTTGACCGTCAACGCAGAAAATCGTGCAACAGTTTGATCTGATTCACGTTCAACGTATACAGCGGTCATAATCTACTCAATAACCAAGAGTTATCAGGTAAGTCCTGTGCAGGTTGCTCAATGGACGCAGACCGTACAGCAGTCATAATCGCAATCTTGTATTCATTAAACGCTGTCTCTTTCTTTTGATTCGATTGTGTCAAATCTTCAGCAAGTTCAAACGCTAACTTACAAGAAAACGCTTCAACAAAGTTGGTATCCCACATTGTTGTGTCTACTGTCTGAGCAATGTATCGAACCTTTAACGGAGCAGCAAAATTAGTCAGAATTTTGCGACCCTCAAGAACGTAGTCAGCAGTCGCACCGTTGCGATAATCGTCCATGCTTGGCCCGTTATACACATCGTTGACTTGCAGCAGACGCAGGTAATCGCCTGGCACTTGATACTCGTACTCATATCCCCAGTCAGGTGTCGAGACTAACGCAGGAAGCGATGCCCTCTTGACTGAAAACGACCAGATATGTGCTCGCAGCTCGGAATCACGCACAATGTCAAACATTGAGGTAATTGCACGAGCTTGTTTATTGTCATCTCCAAAGGAAATGATGCGAGCAGCACCTAACTTAGTGAGTGCTCGATTAGCAATCTCAACTTGTGATGCCATGACTTGCTCCCTTTAAGCAGGAGGCCAGACATCTTGCAGGATGTAGTTCTCGATGTTCTTCAATGCAATCAATACCTGCTCACGAGTTGCGTTGTCAGCTAAGTCAACAGCGACCTCAACAGTCTTTGATTGAGTGCTAGAACCTTCAACGACATCAGTCTGTGGTAGACCAATATCCAATGCGTAGTAGCGTGATGCCATGTTTATCCCCAGATAGAAGTAGGGGAGCTTTCGCCCCCCCACCGTTACTCATTAAGGTGCAGAGAAATAGAGATCAACGCTCAACGTACCGGAAGCTGGAAGAGCCGCGGTTGTGTTGGTCAAGAT